CTCTTTCTTTTCTCTCTTCGAAACATATGACCCCCGAATGGCACCCGTTAGCTCGGGTTGGCCAGGTCGGGGAATGCACTGTCCGTTTGATCGCGCGCTATGGCTCTAGCGTTCTAACTCCTCTCGAGTTTGACTCTTTTGTCCTTTCCCTTCCCCTCCCGCCTATCTCGCTTTCTGAGCGTGATTCGCTTTTTTCTCCTTCTGATTGGCGCGCTTTCTATCGGGCTGCATTCTCCCCTGCTGCCACCCGCTTCCAAAAATCGGAGCCTGCACCTGCAGTACTCCCTATTTCCTCTTCCTTCATCTCTGTTTCTCCCTCCATTTCTCCTCTCTCTGTTTCTTTACCCTCCCCTGACGTTGTCGAGGAGCGTTTTTTCTTCTCCTCCAGAAAATTCAAGAAAAACAAAAGAAAAAATTTTTCAAAAAGAAAAACCAAAAACAATTTTCCGGATTTCTCTTTCGTGGGCGCTTTTCCTATTGCGCCTGCCTTCTTGCCATTCAACACCCCTCGTCGCTTGCCCGTATCTTCCCGGCCGGCTTCGAAGTACATCCCGCGCTTCGCAAAATCCTCTGCGCGCCTTCTGCGCAGATTTGCCTTTCTTTCCGATGCTTCTCGCCACGGTTTCTTGCCCCGTCTGGTCGCTTCTTTCTTCTTGATCGGCTTGTTCCTTTATTCGTCTCCGGCACCATCTCCTACCCTGCCAGAGTTTCAACACCCCATCATTGCCCATCCGCCCGCGATCAAAGTCGCTCACAAAAAGAAACGACTTGTCATGATCAAGGGTTCCGGAAAATGTTGGATGGCTTTGGTTGCGTGCGGTGTGAAGATCCCCGGCGTCAACATCTCTCGGCCGGAAACCTACGCTGTCACAGTCCGGCAATTTATTCAAGCAATTGAGTCGATCGATTCTGAAAAGAAGGTCGTGTATTTCCAATTGGCTGAACAGGAAGACGGTGATTTGCATTTGGCTGCCACTCGTCTTTTGGCGCGTCCCTCTTGGACGATCGAATGGCACGAACGCATGATCGCTGAGAATTGGTTCACGCGTCCTGAGACAATCGAGCTTCTCTCCCCCTTCGCCGATCGTCTTATTGGCGCTGGCGAGGATGATCCTAATGCTCGCAGTGATGCTTTCAAGGCTGTTTTCGGGCCAGAAATTCTCGCAGCTGCTTCTTTTGATGTTGCCGTCAGTGCTGCTTTGTCCGGCCTCGATCAATTGCGCGAGAATTTTGAAGGGCATTTGCCGATGCATGCCAATTCGTTGCCTCCGTTGCCATTAGATCCCGGTTGCGTTGTCCCCGACTGGATTTCAATTCCTCAATTGCCACCATTCCCTTTGCCGGTCGATTTGCAATACGCATTCGATTTGTTGTCCGCCGCAGGTTCAACTGTAGCCGACGTCATAAATGGTTTGGCCACCGGTGTTGACATTGCGGTCCCGTTGATTTGCCCGGCTTTCCGTCTTTACGCTTTCTTCACGCGTAATTTTGATCAACCGCATTCACCGGCTCGGATTTACGATCGTGTCAAGTCGTACGTTCCGGTCTTTCCTGAGATTGATTTGACTGCTTGCGAGATGCGCGTCGCGTTGCATGATGTGGCGCAACCCGGCGCCCCTGCACCCGGTCACGTTGATCCATTTTTGGATCGCATTTTTCAACGGTCATCGGAATATCACGGCAACGGTCCAGTTGTGCAGGCCATCACGCAGGATATAACGGCAGAATACCGCAATCTCTACCAACGCCGTCTGGCTATGCCTCAACTCCTCGTGCCTTCCAGTGCCCCCGCCCCTTCTCTGGAACGCTTGGCTGAATCTTTCAGTGAATTCAGAGTCGTTCGATCGACTCATGATCATCCTCACGGCGTTGCTCAGGCGGTGCGGCAGGCTTTCTTTTCTTCGGCCGTCAATCGGATGCAGGCTCTTCCCAATTTCACCCACGTACATGGCGTCGGCCTGTCACCACATCAGGCTGCTCGAATGCCTCGCATCGCACATAATTGCGGGCCAGAGTTGACGGGACGTGATCGCTTGCGGCACAACCACACTTATGCCGTCAATGACACAGCCTTTTTCCGTGCGATCAGCGATGATCATTGTCTTCAAGATTGCCGCCAACGCTCCGACGCGACATTATCTTTCGCACCCTTTTCTGCTGGCGACATACCAGTGGGCGAGTTCGCACAAAGCATGATTCGCCTCAATGTCAATCGCGCTTGGGTTTTGATCAACCTGCCGGTGCCTTTCCTCGATAAGCGGGTGGACGTGTACGAAGATACGTTGAACGGCTTTCGGTATGAGAGACGTAACGAAAACATTTATATGTTTTTCACCTCGTCTGCTTCGGCTGGTTATTCCAACAACGCCGACGCTCTTCTATCGTGGTGTTCTCCTCTCCCAGCTATCAAAGGTTACCACCTGCAGCTAGAAGAAGTTCGATCCTTCGGTACAACGTATTGGCTTGAATTGCGCGTCATCGCCGGTCGTCAAGAAATCATCCCATCAATGTTTTCGGTTGAGGAAAATTCTTTTACGACTTTGCCTCTCGTCCGGCCTTGGTGGGTGCATCGTTCATCCAACCTGGTCCACGAGCCGCGTTATTACAGCATTCCCACGCGGCGTTTCCGTGCGTTGGTATCCTTCCTCGCGACTGTCGACGAGAAAGATTTGCAATTTCGTCCCGCCGCAAACAAACTTCGCGGTCAGCTTGCGGAAGTGAAAATCGGCAAAACGATCGTCGAGAATCGATTGGATCTCTCCATCACCGAATTTTACGCGACGGTCAATCACGCGTTGGTTTGTGTTTTCCGTCAACGCATGGAGTTCGATTTCACCCACGGCAGGATGATCGGTGACATAAAAGCCGAATTTCGACGACGCGGAATGTTGTTCTTCCCACAGTTTTTGAGCGATTTGTTTACTTTGCAAATTAGTCAAAAACGAAGGGCTTTGGATCCGACTCGCTTCGAACGCTTCGTTTCGTGGTTGACTTTACAATCGTACGATCCTTCCGAAAGCGATTTCGAATACGCCGCTGCGGGAAAATATCGCATCGTTTCGGGTTTGCGCACTTACGAGCCGCCGCGTCTGATTTCAACTTTGTCTTCGATCGTCGATTGCGCCGAACGCAATGTCTTGCGCGTTGCTGACTTTTTCTCTCGCAGGACCACCCCGACAATCAGGCCTCTCATTGCTGCCGAGCCGGCGTCCGCCGAAATCATTACCGTTTCTTCTGCGGTTCAGGGCCACATTTCTGCGATCGAGACGACTGCTTCAAGTGAAAACGATGCAGGCGAAGTCAATTTTCCGCTCCCCGCAGGTTTTGAACTCACGCGAGCCGCCGATATCACCTTGAAGGATGCGTGCATTGATGGTCAACCGAACAAAGACTACTTTTTGCCTTCGGACTTTTCAAGCGATTTACGTTCAATCGGCGAGATGGTTTATCAATCTGGCGTGTTCGAACCCCTGCCTTCTCTCGTCTCTGATGATTCTTCCGAGGATGAGAGCGACGATTTCGACACGAACGAATACGATGATTGCGCAGCGCAGGATGTTCCCCATTTAGATTTTTGGGAGGACTATCAACATTGCCCTGAATTTCATCTCCGCCCTCGCGCGTCGCTTGCTCCACCATCCACTTTGCACTCTGGAGATTTGGAGTCAGCTTACATCGATGTCAATGAGGTTCCCGCCGTCGTTCTTCCCTCTCCTCCTGTTGTCGCGACGTCTCCGATTGTGGTCAACTTGCCTTCAGAACGTAGCGTCGAGTTCGAACCTCCGGCACCATTTTCGGCACCAAGTACTCTTTCGCAGTGTTCGCGAACGCATTCCGAAGGGCCTCCTTTGACATCATCGTCCGTGGAAGTTGATGTTCCGCCGTTGGATCATAGATTTGGCTACAGTCTTGATTACAGCATCCCTCAAATTGACGATGCTGAACTCGATGAACTCTTCCATGGCGAGGCGATCGATTTTGCAACTCCCGTTTGGAGCTCCAACTCGCGCAATTTGATCGACGAGGCATTCCGCGAAAGGTTCGCCAATTCACAGGCTTTTCTTTCTGCTTTGAGGAATAATGAAGCAATCGATGTCGTCGCCCCGACGATCGGTTTGTCTCCGTTGGTCGCCATGTCGCTTTCGGTCGCTCCTCCGCGCGACTCTTCGCGCCCGGGCGATTTTTATCGTCAGGTTAGAGTACCAGATTCCAAAGATGACACCAATTGGTTCGTTCCCGAAGCAATCATGGATGGATCTACAGAGGGGCTGCGCGAGCATATCGAAACGTTCTACCGACATCGCTTGTCGCGCTCTGAGTATCTTGCCGCTCCTGCGCTCGTACTCGACGGTCTTCCTGGTGCTGCCAAATCTTCGTTGATGGTCGCTTACATTGAAGCCAACAGCCGCACACGTTTCCACATCGCTGCGCCCTCTCGTAAGCTCGTTATTCAATGGCGTGCTAAGCTTAGTGGTTTCCGCAACGCTACTGTGCAGACGTACCATCGCATCCCGACAAAATGCAACGTGATCATTCTCGACGAGGTTTACGCTTTTGCTCTGCCACATCTCAACGCGTGGCGTGCTTATGCGTCCAACATCGGCGCTCGTTTGGTCTTGCTCGGCGATCATCTGCAATCAACTGGCATTGGCACTATTGATGCGAATGATCCCGTTCTCTCGCGACGAAGGTTGACAATCACCATTTCGAACACCATGCCTTTGGACGCTCTGGCTTTGTCCTTGCGCGTGTGCATACCAGAACATGAACGTTATCGTCTCTTGTACCGCACACGGAATGCCGTCCGTTCATCGTTGCGCTTCTACGCCCATGTTGATCAATCTCAGATTGTCGTACCGGAAAGCGCCGTCGCATTCATTTGTCGCAAAGATCTGCTGCACACTGAAGATTTCGAGTTGTCGATCGGGCAAGTTCAGGGCATGCGCGCACCTGAGACGATCTTGTACATCCATGAAGGGCCCATTTTGATCAATTGGTTGACGACTCACGGGCCACATTTGTTCGTCGCTCTGTCTCGGCATTCCAGCGTAATCCACATTGTTTGCTCGCATCTGTACGTCAATCCTCTTGCGCGTTATCCTCTCGTGCAGCCAGCACTCGTTCGTGGGCTCTACGACACTGCTTTGAAGATGCGGACCGTTTTCCCGGATGCACTGGACGTTCTCACCGAGTTGAAAGAAGTTCCGTCAGTAACACTTGAAGCCGGTTGGAATCTTGATTACAATCATGGAACGGCCGAGATATCACGTTCCGTCAATCGAATTCCGGCCGAATCTTCCGGTGAATGCGTTTTCTTCCGTGACGTCATCGCTCCTCCCATTGATGAAATCCAAGGTTTTATTCACAAACACACGAACTTCGATTCTTTCAAGGATCATGAACATGCCATCGATTTTGTTGGCGGTTCCCGTGGTTTGAAAATGTTGGGCGAGTTGGGACCCCTGTCGCGTGTTGTTGACGTTCGTGGTCCATTCGACGACGCAGATAAGATTGCAGAAATTCAGGTGTCTTCCTCTCGTTTCGAGGATGCTCGTAATGTATTGTTGCGAAATTTCAATGTTGCGCGGAATTATGCGACGCAATCCGATTGCGTGGCTGAAGCACATCTCATTCTGGATCGCTTCAAGAAATGCGTCTTTGCCGATTCCGTCCAAATCGATCTAAATCGCACATACGACGGTGAATGGTTACGCCGACGCACGACAGCTGTTTTACGACGCATTTCCGATCGAGCGTTCATGGAAGACAGTGCTTCAGTTTCTTTTACTGCCTTCCTCAAGAGCCAGACCAAGGCCAAGCCAACTCCCGGGTATGCCGCTGAACAGAATTACGGACAGCAAATCGTCAAGAACGAAGCGGAATATTTGGCTCGTTATGGACCGGTCGTATTGTCCATGTACGAACGTTTCAAACAAGCGTGCCGTCCTGGAGTGGTCCCCGATTATGGGTACACCGATTCGGAACTTTCGGATGTTTTGCGTGAGCGTGGTCATCTCGCCGCTTTCACTTCTGGAAACGAAATGCAAGTCGACGTGTCGAGACAAGATTCATCACACACCGCGCCAATTGTGCTGGCTTTCGTCCTGCTTTTGGAACAGCTGGGTTTGTCATCCGAGTTGGCGGAGTTGTATTTCGCGATGCGTTCCGAATACACTGTGAAGTCGATGGTTCCCAACCTGTATCGTGGTTTGGTGCGCTTCAACTTACCCTCTGGCGACCCGTTTACATTACTCGCAAACGTTTTCCAGATGCTTGCGGTGCTCGCTTGCACGTACAGCGATTTCGACAAGGCTTTCGTTTTGCAGAAGGGCGATGATGCGGAGATATCTCCCGCACTGCATGAGTTTCATGCCTTGCGCGCCCTCGATGCGGTTGCTTGTGTGACGCTTAAGGTCGATTACGAATTGCCGCCGTATCATGCCGGTCGTTTTACTCGCCCCGATCGTTTGATTATCGATCCTATTCGCGTCGTTCTGAAACATTTGACCCGCTTGCGACATGATGATGTAACAACGCGAACTTATTATGAATCTTTCACCTCGCGAAACATCCGTTACACAGCCGAGGACTACGAATATTTGACCCACGCTCTGCCAGCTCGATACACTGCATATGACAGCGAAGATATTGATCTTTTGCTTCGGATCGCTGTGTCGATGCAACGTTGGTCTTATTTCAAAATGTTGCACGATTGTCCTGAGGTGCATGTCGTTTTGCGGGTAATTTCTTTCCGTTCTGATTGCGCTTCTGGGATCGCCCGCGTTTTATTTCCGCATCGTGGTCGCGGTTTCCATCGTCAATTCTCCGGGCTGACGCAAGACAAACTCGTCACCATGCTGCGCAATCATGGTGTCATCACACATTCTTTACATTCGAACACACTCCCTTTGGTGTCGGACGCTGGCGTCTACATTTCACCAACACATTGTTATCTTGTGACTTGATCGCTTTCAGTTCTTCTAAATCGGCTGGGCCGTTCGTTTACGTTAGCACCTTTTAATTGATTCATCTTCTTCTTTTCATGCAGATATGCCTTCTCTTAACGCTACCGATTCTGTCCCGCCTCCTCGCGCACCCCTTGCTGATCCTTCTGTTGATTCTGATATACCTGTGTCTATTCGCATCCCTCTTGTTGCTGCTGTTGATCGTCTTGAGAACAATGCTCGTTATCGTCATCTCCGTCTGCGAAATAACGAAGATATCACTGCGCTCCGACGCTACTTTGGAGTCGTCCGCATTGTCTCCGTTACCCTCGAGGGAACAATTTATTCCGGCGGCGGTCGAAGAATTTCGATTGGTGTCCTCCCAGGGAATGCCAACGCGCCCGCCTCCGGGCCTGACGTTCTCCGATATCCCGGAGTGAGGGTGTTTACGTCAGATTCGCGTACAGCATCACAATTTTCTGTGACCTTTGATCCGGTCACCGCCCCCGGTATCGAATGGGATCTCGCCCGCGAACCCATTCGTTTCGGGCATCCCGTTATCTTTTCGGGCTGGACTGGTGCTCTCGTCGCACCTGCCCAGGGCGCTGCCGGCGACATTGTCGTTGCCATGCGCGCTGTTTTAATCGTTGAGATCGGCGGTTCCACTTCTGGTGCTCCGGTTGGTGGTGACGCGGTTTTTCAATGATAGACGAGGACGACACGGGCGAAAGCGTCTACGGCGATCAAGCCGAAGACGAAGGTTTCGCCGAGACGTGAGTGCATTTGGCGCCAAGTATCAAAATGATGCATTTCACGCCTCGTCTTTTCGGGGGCCGCCGCGTTTTCTTTTTAAACATTTCTTTGCTATTTTTCTTTTGTAATAAATCATGCGCTGAGTTTGAGGTGAT